TTAATACGAAATAGTAATTTAGTAAATCAGGGAATAGATTTCACAGGAGTTAAGAATGGTAAAATCCATCCATCTGATGTAGACTTTGTTTTTGAGTTTGATAACCAAATCCTAATACTTGGAGAGGTTAAACGCAGGTACAATAAGATACCTATAGGACAACAGTTACTACTTACTAGAATAGTTGATAGATGGGGAGATGGGGGTATTGTGCTAAAGGTAGAACACGAATATAAAGACCAGAATACTAATATACCACTAAAGGAATGTTTCATCACTAGAAGGTATTTAAATGGAGAATGGAAGACCTTTGAGTATGGAACTGAACCGATACTACCTTACCTAAATAAAATAGGAGAACACTACCAAAATAAAAAATGTAGGATTTCAATTCAATAGGGGTTTCAATTCAATACCCCTTTAAATTCAATACCCCTTTGTGAATTCAATAGGGGTTTTTCTTTTGCCTATATTCTGAGTTTATTTTTTGCCTTTTTACGTTTTTTTTACCTTTGTATCATTGAACGGTTGAAATGTTAAAGTTTTGTTAAAATTGATAAAATGCTTTTTTTTGCTTTTTGGATTTGTACATTTGAACCAACAAACAAAAATTAACAAACTATGAAAGACTTAATTAAAAGCATAAAAGAAAAAGAACTATTTTTATTTGAAAATGAAAGTAGTTTCGGTCACGTTCAATTTAATAAAGGTAATTGGGCTATATTTTTTAACGGTTCATGTGTTCATATATCAAAAACATTAAACCCCGTTATTAAGAAACTAGAAAAATTAGGTATTAAAGAAATTGATTTTATTGAAAACTAACAAACAAAAATTACAAACTATGGATTACGTTTATTACTTATTTATCGCATCAACTTTTGTTTTTTTATGTTATCATTTAGAAACAATGATAAAAGACTTTGAAGAAACAATATTAAAAGACTTTAAAGAAACAATCAACACAATTAAAAACAACTTAAAAAGCTAGATTATGGAAACAGTTGACAATATGAGAGCCATAAGGGTTAAATACTTACCTCCGACCAATTACAAAGGCTCACGAATTAAGATAATAGAGGAAAGATTCGAAAGAGTCGATACTTTTACAATGCCTTTTGATTATGCCATTGGAAATGGTACTAAACAAGCTATCCAATACCTACAAAATAAAGGTATAAACTTAATTGGCAAAGCTGAGTTAAAAGGGGAAACGATTTTGTTTTCTGATTCATGGCAAATGGGAAATAATGATTTTATAACTATAAAAAATAAATGACATGACAATAATACAAGCAATAAAACTGGGAGAAGCGGGGGAACAGATACAAGAAAGTATTAAGTGTATCCGATACGCTCAAAAATTTAATCAAACTATCGAAGAAGTGCCATTTGTAGAAAATAGCGAAACCGATTGGTCAAAATCTGAATACATCGAAATGAATTTGGAAATTATCGAACAAAACCTTTTAAAGCTATGATACAAGAAATTAACAACCCTTTGCATTTAATAAGATTAAGACAATGCAAAAGAATAACGTTTGAGAGTTATCTATTCAGAATGAAAGCGAATGATTTAAAAATTAAAACATACAAACAATGAAACAAAAACAATTTAAACACAATTTAGAGAAAGCCAAAAGGCAAAGAATATTTGAACAACAACAGAAACAAAATAAAGAGGTTAACGAGTGGCTTAACAACCATAAAAAAGAACTTGAAAGTTGGCACGAACCCGAGCGGGTGGCAAGACGTGAACAAATAGAAAACGAATTAATACAAATAGGAATTAAATTTAATCTTAGATAATATGGAAAAAAAATATTACACATTAAGCCAAAGAAAGGAATTGATTTATTTATACAGTAAAACAATTTACAACAGTACAAACGAATACAAACGGCGTGAGTTTCTAAGTTTATTTATACAAAACCGTTTCAAGCATTGGGACTGGCAAAAAGTAGAAAATTCAATAATTAATTATTATATCGGGCAAGGTTACACGATTAAAGAGGCTAGAGACATGATTGCTTTCAATATGTCAACAGAAAAAGAAATATATTTGGAATTTTAAAACTAATAATTATGAATGAATTTAAAGAGATAGTATCAAACTGTTGCGGTGCGGATTTGCTGCACCTTGAAAGCGACATCTGTAGTCAGTGCCTCGAGCATTGCGAGCCTGAACAATTAACATAATAAAATTTAAAACAATGAACAACGAAAAAATAATAATAGATACTTGCAAATTTCTATTCACATTAGAGGAATATAAACGCAAACAAATTATATCTATATTGATTTGCTCAATGTTAACTGAACAAAGCAATAAAGACGCAAAAAATACATATGATAAAATAATAAATTTACTTGATGATTAAATAAACTTAAATAGCAATTAATTAAAATTAGCACCCTTAAAAAGGTGCTTTTTTTATGCTCTTATTTTATTGTTTTTATTGTGTTTCAATTGGTTAGGATTAAAAAAGGGTTGAATTGGTAGCTCCGTATCGCTTTTAAGCTATCTAACGTCAATTCTAAGCCACTTTAATTCAATTCTAGTGTATAGATACCACTGAAGTCGAGAAACGCTCTTAAATGAGCTTATTTGAGGTACTCTGCCGAAGGAGAACTCACTCAGGTATATTAACCTACTCTCTAAACAGGAGACAGTTTCCAAGTGCCAAATGTTACAAGCACCTTTATTATCTTTGTTATAGATGAAGAAGCATAAAATCAAGAACTATTTCAGGAAAGACCAACTAGAAGCTATGGGTTGGTGTATAGGTAAAGGAATAAAGATATTTCCAAGTGCCAGTCGATGGGGTAGTAAGGAATGCAAAGTCACAATTATGAATAATGGCACAAAGACTATATCTGAAGAGGTATATGCAAAAGACGATGTAGGCACTAAGATATACGAATTGTATTGCCACTTCTATGATTACAATACAAAAAGCTGATTTGTCCAAGTGTCACTATGGCACAATAAATAAAATAGATTATTTATATTAGTACTATTAATAGTAGTATTACTATTTAGAAAACTATATAGAACTATCTAATTATAGAACTATATACAGTAACTATATAGAACTATTCATTTTATGTGCCACTACGACATAAGGTACAATTAACTAGAAAACAATTACTTTTATATGGCAGAAATAACTCTTTCCGTACCCACTTCTTTAGATGATATGAAGCTATGGCAATATCAAGCTTATTTAAAATTAGGCGAAATAGATGATGTCCAATATGCCAATAAGAAGCTCATAGAGCTGTTCTGTGGAGTTTCTATGGATGAAGTGGACTCTATACCTATTATGGAGGTAGAAAAGGTCTTAGAAGTGCTTAGAAAGGCTTTTGAGCAGGAGGGTGACTTGGTGAAGCATTTTAAGCTAGGAGGTGTTGAGTTTGGTTTTATACCAAAACTAGATAGTATATCTCTTGGAGAGTATGTGGATATTGAGGATGCTATTACGGATTGGCAAACTATGCATAAGGCAATGGCGGTTCTGTATAGACCTGTTAACTTTAAGAAAGGGGATGCCTACACTATAGCACCATATAGTCCAAATGAAGAGATAGAACAGATAATGAAGGATATGCCACTTAGTGCAGCAATGAGTGCTATGGTTTTTTTTTATCGTTTAGGGATTCAGTTATCGAAAGCTACCCTGAGATATACGGAGGCAGTACTGATGAAAGAGGAGAACTCGGAGCTTCGCAAACATTTGGAAAGAAATGGGGTTGGTATCAATCAATTTATGGACTCGCTAAAGGAGACATACTCAAATTTAACAGGGTTACAGAGTTGGAACTCCATAAGTGTTTAACATATTTAGTATTTGAACAAGAAAAGAATCAGATAGAACAACAAATGATAAAAAATAGTTACAAATGAAAACATACTACGATTTAATCGACTACATCTACAACTACTTAAATGGCAACCAGTCTATCAATACAGTTACTATTGGTGATGTTATGGATGTTGATTTAACAAAGCAAACTATATTTCCTCTTGCCCATATAAACGTAGGGTCAGTAACATTCGATGAGCATATAGTTACTTTTAATATAACTGTTATGGCGATGGATATTGTTGATGAATCTAAAGAAGATAAATTAGCATTAGCAAAACCTCATCTAGGACTAGACAACAAACAAGATATTTTGAATACGATGCTTACAGTGGTTAATGGATTACAAAGCTCCCTTAGAAGAGGTGGGCTGTATGATGCAAATGTAGAAATAGATAGTCCTGCAAGTGCCAGTTTATTTGAAGATAGGTTTGAGAACTTGTTGACTGGTTGGTCTATGGACTTATCGATAAATATGCCAAATAGTGATATGGGACTTATTAACGCAGATGGAAGTACTAATTGTCAATGATAAATAAATTCTCAAATACAAAAGCCTTTATGGCTAGTTTCTCTGATAAGCTAATCAAATTGCTTAAACATGAAATTACAAGAGAGAGACAAAGGAGCTATAGCTCTGGCAAGTCAATAAACACCCCTATAAATTCATCTGGCAAGTTAGCAGAAAGTTTGAGTAAGAAGTTCAATAAGGAAGCAGATGGATTCTCTTTTGATGTTATGGGGAACGCTTATGGTCAGCTAGTAAATGATGGTGGAGTTCCTGATGGTACATTGCCTGATTTAGTTAGAGGTATAGTATCTTGGATGGGAGCTAAGCCAGTAACCTTAAATTCTGGCAGGACAGCGAGTAGCTCGATGGGAGATAAGGCAACACTAGGTGCTGCAAACAATATAGCTAGGAGTATTCAAAGTATAGGCATAAAGCCAACAGGTTTTATAAATTCAGCTATAGAGAACGCAATGAATCAACTAAACGCTATAGACGATTCAATAGTTAAAGATGTTGAATTAAACATAGAAGAAATATTAATTGGAGCAGGATATGCTAAAAAAGGGAACAACTTTATACTTGAGTAATGGCAATAGATGATATAAGAAAAATAAACGTAAGAAGTCCTTACTACATAACAGTACAGGATGAGTTTGAACCAGATGTACCTATCCCACCAGACCCAGAACCACCAACAGAGCCAGTTGTAGGTACTACTGATTTAGCTTGTGGAAATTCAGTTAACTATGCTGCTGCTGTAGGGGTTAAGAAAATTAGAATTAGTACTGCCAATAGACAATACGGAGACTATACCGTTACCTTTAGTAATATTACTGTTCCTATAAAATACAGGATATACAACGAAGGGACTGCAACAGGAGCTTATACTACTAAAGGGCTTAGTCAGTATGCAGATGAGTGGCTTCAAGAGACTGGAGAAGTGTTGAGTGGTACAGCAGGTACAACTCCAATATCAGCTACTTTAACCCATACTACTAATTCTGGTAATAACAATGGAGAAGACCTTATATTAGAAATATTAGCACCTATGCCTATTAGTGGGACTATAGTTGAAATTACTTCTTGTGCTAGTGAGGTTGTTGCACCGCCTCCATCTACTTCAGGTTATGTTACAGTTATTACTTTATATAATATAGCTAACCTTTCTAAACTTGTTTCAGGTACACCACAACAAGCTTCAAATACAAGTGCTGTAACAATAAAACTGAATGACGTAAATATAACTCTACCTTCAGCTAAGGTTAATGGAGGTGTTAGAATAATTTGTTCTGATGTTACTCCAGACTGGATAGTAGACCCCACCACACTTCCATATATTGGAAATAGAATAAACCCTAGTAATCTTCCTGTATGGGCAAATTGGAATTACTCGGCATCTGGAAATAATGGTCAGATGACAACTGTTTATGTTGATGAGTCAGCATTAACGTCTAGTCTAAATAAACTTGAGATAAGAACACAAGCAGACCACACAGCTCAATATAAAATGCTTATAGCTTCTCATCCTACATCACAATCAGGAAGTGAAAATAAAATATTAACCCATAATAATTCAGAAACCGTAACTGGTGTTCAAATGACAGTACAGCACACATTAGGTACTAGTTCAAGTAACGACCAACTATTTAATAGAAACAATATATATTTAAGTAATTTAAATCAAGAGCTTCCTGCAATTAGTTCTAACATATTTAATAGTCCTACTTGTAGGTTAGGAGAGTGCTTTAATCCACCTCAAGAGGGAGTGAATTATACTTTCTCAAATAGAAGATATTACGAAATTTAACAATATAAGATAATGAAGGTATTAAAACAAGCGGAACTTAGATTATGGGTGTATAGTGGAGATATATTAAACCACCCAGATGACCCAAACTACCTTCTAACTAAGGTAGTTCCATCTACAGAGGTAGCCAATCGTTTAGCAAACCCTGATTTACCTAAAAGTGTAATTGTATTTGAGATATCAGAACTTATTAAGGATTATGTTACGGTTGAATTTGATGGTAACTACAGCACCTTAATTCAAACTAAATGGGTTAGAACAGGAGTTAGAAGGACTTATGTAGAGGCAGATGGCACAGAGACAAGTGATACTACAGTTAAATATGGAATAGCTTTTAGAGGATATGGTAATATTACCGAAGGAATAAACCCAGAGCTATCTAAAGACTTAATGATTTCTAATACTGTTATAAATAATAAGTGTGGGTCATTTATTACAGCTCCATTTTATACTATGAGTGGAGATGGAGTAGCTAGGGTTGATTACTTTCAAGACCAAACACAATTAGACTTAAATCCTCCTGTTGCTAATATTTCTGAATTTACTATTGCTCAAGAAGTGAAAGTAGATTCTGCTGTAGATGATGTAATAACTATAGATAAAACATTTTCTGTAACCGCAAGTCCTGATGACTCTACAGGCACAGAAGAGATACCTATTGATGCTAATAGAATAACATATACAGACTCTAGTGGAGTGTCTAGGTCAATAGATATAAAATGTATAGATGACTGCAAGTATGATGCTCAGAAGGTGTCATTTATAAATAAGTTTGGAGTAATGCAAGATATGTGGTTCTTTGCTAAAAGAACAGATAGTATGTCTAGTCAAAGAGAATCCTATAGGTCTACTAAGTTAGATATATCTAGTATAGCTTCTTATAAGGTTTCAGACCACGAAAACTCATACTTAGAGAATCAAGGTAAGGAGCGTTTTACTATGAACACTGGATTCATCCACGAGAGTTATGGAGAGGTTATAAAAGAGCTTTTAGTTTCTGAGTATGTTTATATGTATGATATAAATAGATTTAGTCCTAGTGGAGGGTACAGTAATCTAGCAGTACCAGTTTCTATAGCTAGTTCAAACGTAGATATAAAAACTAGATTAAACGACAAATTAATTGAGTACACATTAGAATTTGAAGCAGATTCTGACTTTATACAGAGTGTTAGATAGATGAGAGAAATACAGATATACATAAAAGGACAAAGAGTTGATGTATTTGGAGATGAGAACGTAACAATAAAATCTAGTATTCAAGATGCCAAAGATATATCTAAGGTGTTTACAGACTACTCTCAACCGTTTACGCTTCCTGCATCTGATACGAATAATAAGATTTTCAGGCACTTCTATAATACTTCTATAACTGGCAATGCCTTTGATGGTAGGGTAAGACATGAAGCTAAAATATTTATAAATCATCTACTGTTTAAGAAAGGTAAAGTGTTCTTGAATGGTGTTAATATGAAGGATAGTAAAGCGAGTTCATATAATATTACTTTCTTTGGAAATACAGTATCTCTAAAAGATTTATTTAAAGATGATAAGATAGAGACTCTATCAGATTACAAGAAAGGTGTTGACGGAACAGATGCTGTTTATAAACTTAATGGGTTTGAATTTGATTGGTCTAATAGTTCTATAAAGGCTCTTTTAGAAACAGGGCAAACGTTTCAGGACGATACTACTGCGATAATAGCACCACTTATAACTGCTAAGAAAAGGTTGTTTTATAATAATTCTCTTACAGACACCGACCCTATTAATTTTGACGGTAATTTATATAGACCTGCTGACCCTTTAGCTAATCCAAATCAATTTAATACAAGAGGGGTTACCGAAGAGGATTTAAAACCTGCTATAAAAGTTTACCATATAATAAGAGCTATACAGGAAAAATATAATATTAATTTTATACCTAACGATACTTCTGGCACAAAGGATTTCTTTTCTATCCATAACGAAGCTTTTACTAATCTGTATTTATGGATGAGTAATAATTCTGGTAATATAACAGGAAATATAGTTGATGATAATTATTTATACGTTAATGAAGTTTCTTCATGGACTTCATCAGGAGGTAATCATAATTACGACAATTACACTATAGATGGAAACCAAGTAGTTTTAACTAACTGGAATGCAGAAGAGCGTAGAGATGGGTTACCAAATAACACTGTATTTTATGTAGAAGTTATCCCTGACTCTGGATATGATGATATTAAATGGAGAGTAAAACTAATTAACACTGAAACATCACAAGTAGTAGGTGTTACCGAAGGCGTTGGTTCTATTAATTCAGGTATTAAAATACCAGTTAATCCAGATGATTCTAGTAGAACTTATATTGATAAATATAAAGTAGAATTTGCTTCTGAAAACCCTATGGTTGACACTGAAATAGCAGTAACTAAACTTACAAGAGGAGCGTTAGTGGGTGGAACAGATATATTTGAGAGATTTACTTCAGGTGCTGTTTTAGCTTCAGATACAGCTAAATTTAGACCATCTAATCATTTCCCAGATATAGAAATAATGGATTTTATGAGTGGGTTATTCAAGATGTTTAATCTTACAGCATATTATATTGATGATGAATCAGACCCTCAATATAGTGAAACCACTCCTGTAGTTAAAGTTATTACATTAGATGACTACTATGAGGATGCAGTTAACAATCAATCAAAAGGAACTATTGATGTAACTAAGTATATAGATGTATCTAAAAGTGCTATAAATACATCACTTCCCTTCTCTGAGATTGATTTTAAGTTTGAGAAATCAGACACAATCCTAATGGAAAACCATAAAGAATTAACTGGATATATTTATGGTAATTCTACTATAAACCTTAGAGAAACCTATAAAAGCTTAGATTTGTTTTATGGAGAAAAGTACGATGTTGAATTGCCATTCTCTAAATTAAAATACGAAAGAATAAATGGAACGTCTACAGAGATAGTCTGGGGTTATGCAGCAGGTGGGGATTTTGAATCAGAAGATACAACGCCTCCAAAAGCGAATTATAAAGCAGAAGACATAAAACCTTTATTATTTTATGGTATAAGAGAAACTAATATATCTACTGCGATAAATTTTAGTGATGTAATAAATCTAAACTCATATAGATTAATTGATTACTGGAGACCTTCTAACACAAATGAAACTGTAGTTCCAGATGCAGATGGAGTGTTTCAAGATTCTGCTGCTTATTCTATTAACTTCGATTCAGAGGTTGATGAATGGTCTTTAACAGAATCGTTTAATTCCTTGTTTGAGGTGTTTTATAAGAAGTATATAACAAGTGTATTTGATATAGAAAAAAGAGTATTTAAGTACTCTGCTTATATGCCTCCTAGTTTCTTGATTCATTACAGATTGAATGACCAACTAAAGGTACAAGACAAGGTGTTCCGTATTAATTCTATAAGTACTAATCTAACTACAGGTAAAACAGAATTAGAATTGATTAACCTTAATCCAGAAGAAATAGTATAATGATAAAACAGATTATAGAGTTACTGAATATAGATGACTGGTATGGAATATCAGAAGAGGTTGATATTGCTAAAGGCAAGTATAAAGCTATAGGAACAATGATTGAAATGAAGAAAAAAGCAAAAAGATTCTACTATGGCAACAAATAAGAATATATTTATAAAAATCGATGTATCTAGTAAAAAAGCTAAGAAAGACGTTGATGATGTTGAAAAAGGGGTCAATAAGTTAGCGGCAGCAGAAAAAAGATTAGCTTTTGAGCAAAGTAAAGAAGCTGAAGAGTTAGCGAAACTTAATGTTAAAATAAAAGAACATAGAGACGCTAATATTCTAGCTGCTCAAAGTGCCGATAATTTAGGGAATAGCACTAAAAAAGCAAAGACTCAGGTAGGCTTAAACAACGCTATACTTACTGAAGCAGGTAGAGCAGCATCTGATTTACGCTTTGGATTTAATGGTGTGGCAAATAACGTTGGTCAATTAGCATCTTTATTTGGTAGTTTAATTCAAACAAGTGATAGCGTAGGTACTTCCTTAAGAAATTTAGTTAAGTCATTAATGGGTACTGGAGGTATATTAATTGCTATACAACTACTAATTGCTTATGGAGACCAAATATATAACTTCTTTTTAGGAATTGATGAAGGTGCAGAAAAAGCTAAGAAATCTATAGAGAAGGCTACTGAGGCAATGGAAGAGCAAATTAGAGTAGCACAAAGTTTAGCAGGTACTAATGGCTCTGCTTTTGATTATTTTGCACCAGATGAAGATGTTATTAAAAATGTAGAGAGACTTAAAGATAGGTTTGATGATTTTAAAAATGGTTATGATAAATTAGATGAAAGTTCTAAAACAAATAGAGTATCATTAGGTTTATTGATTGATGATTACTTTAATTATCAGAATCAACAGAAAGAACTTATAAGGATAGAGCAAGAGTTAAAAACAGTTCAAGAGCAAGACCCTGAAACAAGAGGTGGAGGTCTTGAAAGACTAAAAGAATTAGAGAACTTAAAGGAACAACTAAGAGCCCAGTTTGATTTAGTTATGAAACTTAGACCTCAATTTGAGGCGTTAAATAAAGAGCGTTCTGGTGGTGCTAATAGAGACCCTAAAGTATTTGAACAAAAATTACTTCAGCTTGAAAAGATAGAGCAAAAGTATAGAGAGAAAGCAATAAACAATGACCTTAAGACTAATGAGGAAAGAATTGATATATTTGAAGAAAATGAATTAGCTAAACTTGATATAAGAATTAAGAACTTTATTGAGAGAAGGGCATTAACTTTAAAGAACTACAAAGAGGATATAAATAACCTAAATATTAGTGAAGAAGAAAAATTAAAACTAATTAAGGATGCAGAGAAAAAGCACACTCAAGAGGTAACTAAAGCGAATAATGATAGAGCAAAAGTAAAGGAGCAAATTGAAGCTGTAGGGGAATTAAAACTAAAAAGACTCATAGATAAAGAAGCACAAATCAGAAGAGCTTCTAGTTTAAGAGAAGTCGAAACATTAAAGTTTAGTCTTGGTAATAATCAAGCTTACTATGAAGCTAAAACTGCATTGCTTAAGAAAAATATAGAAGCGGAAGAAGAATTAGCTAATTCTTTTGCGGAAGGGACTGCGGAAAGGGCTAACGCTGAAGCAAAACTATTTAAGACTAGGGATTTATTAGTAAAAAACGAACTACAGCAAGAAATCGCTGCTATAGAAACTAAGAAAAGTATTCAGCAGGAATATATAGGTTTCGCTCAAGGTATATCATCTATTTTAGGAAATATAGATAAAGAAAATGAAGGCTTAAGGAAAGCGGCTCTTATTGTAGAAAAAGGAGCTGCTATAGCTGATATAATCATAAAAACTCAGGCAGCAAACGCTATAACTGTAGCGAAAGACACATCAACTCTTGGAGCTACAATCCCTATAACAACACCATTAAGAATTAGGAATAATATAAGTGCAGGAATAAGTATTGCTAATATACTAGCAACTACTATTAGTTCATTCAATAAGCCTTCTGGAGGGATTTCTGGTGGAGGTGGAAGCGGTGCTACGGTTCAAGCACCAAGCTTTAATGTAGTAGGTGCATCATCTACAGACCAATTAGCTCAGGCAGTAGGTGGACAGGTAAACGAACCAATTAGAGCTTATGTAGTAGGAAGTGACGTAACAAATCAACAAGAATTAGATAGAAGAATAGTAGATACAGCAGGAATCGGATAAAAACCAAAATTATGAGAATAGTAGAATTATTAATAGACGAAGAAGCTCTTTTTTCAGGTATTGAAGCAATTAGTATTGTAGACAGACCTGCTATAGAGGAAAACTTTATTGCACTATCAAAGGAGCATAAAGTACAATTAGCTGAGGTTGACAATGAGAAAAGAATCCTTATGGGAGCTGCATTGATACCAAACAAAAACATCTATCGCCAAAGCGAAGAAGAAGAGTATTATATATACTTTTCAGATGATACAGTTAGACAAGCATCTGAATTATTCCTAATGAGAGGTAATCAGAACGAATCAACATTAGAGCATGAAGCTAAACTCAATGGGCTTTCTGTTGTTGAGTCTTGGATAATTGAAGATGATGTCCATGATAAGTCTCGTAAATTTGGAATGGATTTGCCAGTTGGAACTTGGATGGTTTCAATGAAGGTTAATAATGATGACGTATGGGAGAACTACGTTAAGACTGGAAAAGTAAGTGGATTTTCTATAGAAGGCTACTTTACTGATAAAATAGAAATGAGCGAGGATGACTTACTAAACAGTCCAGACTCTATTTCCTTACTGGAAGAGATTGCCGATGAATTAGAGGCTCACACGATGAATCTAAAGTCTTTTAGTGATTACCCTGATGCGGTATCAAACAATGCTAAGAATGCCTTAAAATGGGCAGAAGAGAATGGTTGGGGTAGCTGTGGAACTTCGGTAGGGAAACGTAGAGCAAATCAATTGGCATCAAAATCTGCAATAACAGTATCTACAATTAAGAGAATGAGAAGCTTCTTAGCACGTCATGCAGGAGACCTAAAATCATCTAAATCATATTCTGATGGTTGTGGCAAATTAATGTATGATGCTTGGGGAGGTAAAGCAGGTCTTAGATGGGCAGAGTCTAAATTAAAGCAACTAGAAAACGATTAGTATGGATAAAAGAAGAAAATATACCTATAGTAAAAGCAGTCCAAAAGGAGGTAAGAGAGGATGCTTATGTGCTGATGGAAAAACATATTCAAGTAAGTGTTGTGACGGAAGCTTACAAGGTCAAGGTATAGGAAATATAACAGGAGAAGTCCATACAGGTGTAGTAAATTACTATAAAGTTCAAAGATGCGGTCATAGTATGCACAAAGAAATACATTTACACGATAGAACACTTACTGCAGGTAATGTTTACTACTTGAACTTTGAGAATACAGGACATTCAAATTGCTACACTGTTTTACATTCGGTATCAAGTGGAGAACACCATATAGAGTCAGAAACAGTCTATGTAGATTGTGATGCTTGTATTGCTGCAAATTAAAAATCGAACACTTAATTAGAACCTAGTTACTTTATTATAAATATTTATTAAAATTATGGAAAATCCAAAAGCAACATCACTACTTAGTGAAATCCTCCAGAAGGTGTCTTTGCTTACTCAAAAGGAACAGTCTGTAGAATCTGAAGAGATTCAAGAGGATGTTGTTTTATCTGAGGAAGTAGAAGCTACTACTGAGGTAGAAAACGCTGATGTTAACGAAGAGTTAGCTGAAGCAACAGAAGAATCCGTTGAAGAGACGGTAGAAGAAGAAACCTCATTAATGGAGGGTTATGTAACAGAAGAAGCGTTTGCTTCTAAGTTAGCTGAAATGGATGCTAAGTTAGCTGAAATGGCAGAAATGATTGACAGAGAGATGGGTTCTTACATCAAGGAGAAAGCTGAGATGTCTGCACAAATCGAAAAGTTATCTGCTGAGTTAGCTTCAGAACCTGCTGCTGAACCAATTAAACATAGTCCAGAATCAGAGGAGGCAGAAAAGAAAATATTTAGCTATGGTAAAAATAGACCCTCTAGCACATTAGATAGAGTATTTAATCGACTAAACAATAAATAAAAATGGCTACAACTACATCAATTACAACAACTTACGCAGGAGAGTTTGCAGGGGATTATATCGCTGCTGCTTTACTAGAAGCTAATACTATCTCAAAGGGTGGTATTACCGTAAAACCAAACGTGAAGTTTAAAGAAGTAATCAAGAAAGTATCAGTTGACGATATCGTTAAGGATGCAACTTGTGACTTTGACCCAACTTCTACAGTTACTCTAACTGAAGCAATCCTTCAGCCAGAAGAGCAACAAGTAAACCTACAACTTTGTAAGAAAGACTTTCAGTCTGACTGGGAAGCTGTACAAATGGGTTACTCTTCTTTCGATTCATTACCTCCATCTTTCGCTGACTTCATTATCGGTCACGTTGCTGCTAAAGTAGCTGAAAGAACTGAGAAATCTATCTGGGAAGGAGACACTAGTACTAACGGTCAGTTTGATGGTTTGACTACTAAAATTGCTGCTGATGCAGGATTACCTGCTGCACAAGAGGTTGCAGGAACAACAATCACTTCTTCTAACGTAGTTGCTCAATTAGGAAGCTTAGTAGACGCTATTCCTTCTTCACTATACGGAAGTGATGATTTATTCCTATATGTTTCTCAGAATATTGCTCGTTCTTATGTTCGTGCATTAGGAGGATTTGCTGCTGTACAAAACGCAGCAGGAAGTGACAACGTAGGTTCTATCGGAGCTAATGGTGTTGGTTCAAACGGAACAATGTGGTATCAAGGAGGAGAGCTTTCTATAGATGGCGTAAAAATCTTTGTTGCTAATGGACTTGGAGACAATAAAGCAATTGCTGCTGAAAAGAGCAACTTGTTCTTTGGAACTGGTCTTTTATCTGACCACAACGAGGTTAAATTGTTAGACATGGCTGACTTAGATGGTTCTCAAAATGCTCGTCTTGTAATGAGATTCTCAGCAGGAGTACAGTACGCTCAGATTTCAGACATAACTACATACGGAATCTCAAACACAGCTAACTAAGAGTTAGTAATTATAATAATCAAAGAGGGGTAGGTGGTTAATCTACCTACCCTTTTTTAATAAAAAAATAAAACTATGGCTTGTAATTTAACACGTTCAAGAGCTGAAGCTTGTAAAGACTCTGTAGCAGGTATTAAGAGTATTTACTTAGTGGATTACGGTGTGTTAGGAACTTATACATTAACAGATGATGAGATTACTAACTGCACAAGTGCTACTGACTTCGGACTTTTCGAATACGAACTCAAAGGAAACAATTCTTTTGAACAAACAATCAATGCTTCTCGTGAGAACGGAACTGTTTTCTATGAGCAAGTACTAAATGTAACTTTCAAGAAGTTAACTAAAGAGGACAATAAGGAGTTAAAATTATTAGCTTCTGGTAGACCTCACATCTTTATCGTAGACCATAATGATAATGTTATGCTTATGGGTAAAGACAATGGTGCTGATGTAACAGCAGGTACTGTAAGTACTGGTAATGCTTTAGGAGATTTCAACGGATATAACCTAACGTTTACTGCTATGGAAGTTTCTCCTGCTAACTTCTGTACAACAGATGCGACTCAGGCAACATTCCCAGTAAGTGAATTTGCAGGACTAACAGGAACAATAACTGCTCCTACTTTAGTTCAAGTATAATTAACTACTTTACTATTATTAAAGGGGTAACTATTCGTAGTTGCCCTTTTTTTGTTATATTTGTTTAAAACAATTACTTAGGTATTTGTTACTTTTATATGGAAGTATTAACTACATCTACAGGAAGTCAGAGTTTGAGAATAGTGCCAAGAAAGGTAGCTTCTTCTCCAACATTAGAATTAACTGACAAATCAAAGAGAACTACATCAACGGTTAGCGTAACAAGCACCGTAGAAGGCGAATATACGAAGCTTACAGGCACTTTCTCCCTTACTGAGGGGGTATCCTATAGCTTTAAGGTAAAAGATGGCTTAGAAGTCATCTATAAAGGTTTAATATTCTGTACCAATCAAACAGATTTAGATAAGTACTTTGTCAATAAGGACGAATATGTCTCAGATGATACTTACGATAACGATTATATTTTTGCATAATGGCTAGAAGAATACCGAATAAGAGAGAAGTAAAAAAGGTAAAGGATAGTATACATGTTCTTAACCTTAGTTCGTACTCATCCCCTCAAGTGGTTGAAGATACTAGAAACAATTGGGTTGCTTACGGAGATGACAATGACTACTTTCAGTATCTTATAGATAGATATAATGGCTCTCCAACTAACAATGCAGCTATAAATGGTATTGCTGAAATGATATACGGAAGAGGTTTAGATGCTACAGATAGTGAGTCTAAACCTAATGAATATGCTGAAATGAAGAGTATATTTAGAAAGGACTGTATAAAGAAGGTTTGTTATGACTATAAAATGATGGGTCAAGCTGCTATACAAGTTATATATAGTAAAGACCGTTCTAAGATAGTTCAAATAGAGCATATGCCAATCGAAACGCTAAGAGCTGAGAAGTCTAAAGACGGAGAGATAAAAGGATACTACTACCACCCAGACTGGAGTGAGATGAAGCGAAGCGAGAATCCTAAAAGGATTTCAGCATTTGGGACAAGTAAAGATTCAATAGAGCTTCTTTATATTAGACCATATAGAGCAGGATTTTATTACTACTCTCCTGTAGATTATCAAGGAGGATTACAATACTCAGAATTAGAAGAAGAAATTGCAAACTATCATATTAATAATATCCAAAACGGTTTACAACCGAGTATGCTTATTAATTTTAATAATGGCACACCTGACAAGGAGCAGCGTGATGAGATTGAAAGAGCTATATACGAAAAGTTTAGTGGCAGTTCAAACGCAGGAAAATTTATCTTGGCTTTTAACGATAGCAAGGAACTTTCTGCAACTATAGAACCAGTAATTCTAAATGATGCACATCAACAATACCAATTCTTATCTGATGAGAGTATGAAGAAAGTGATGGTGTCCCATAGAATAGTTTCTCCAATGTTGGTAGGAATTAAAGATAATTCTGGTTTAGGTAATAATGCTGATGAATTACAAACAGCATCTTTACTTATGGATAATACGGTTATCAGACCTATGCAGGTTACTATTATAGATGAACTAGAAAAGATATTAGAGTATAACGGTATAGAGTTAGATGTCTATTTTAAGACCCTACAGCCGCTTGAATTTACTGATTTGACTAATGCTATCAATGAGCAAGAGATAGAGAAGGAAACAGGCGTTAAAAAGGCTATAGAGGACACTGTAGAGGAAGAAGTAGAAGAACAAATAGAAGAATAATGGCAACAGCACTATTTATAACAAGGAAAGACTTAGTTAAAAACACTGCTATGAGTGGTAGTGTTGATACTGATAAATTTATACAATTCATTAAATTGGCACAAGAGATTCACGTTAGGAATTATCTAGGAACAGATTTATATGATAAGATTAGTTCTGATATAGTTGCAGGGACATTAACTGGAGACTATTTGGCACTAAAGAATGATTATATCGTGCCTATGTTAATTCACTTTGCAATGGCTGAATATTTACCTTATGCTGCATATACTGTATCAAATAGCGGAGTCCATAAGCATAATAGTGAGAATAGTGAGAATGCACAAAAGTCTGAGGTAGATTTCTTAGTTGCTAAAGAAAAAGATTATGCTGAGTATTATGCCAATAGATTTGTAGAATATATGAATTATAATGCCTCTGGTAAATTCTCTGAGTACTTTACAAATAATAATGATGATATTTATCCAGATAAAGATACATTGTATACATCATGGGTAATATAAATCAGCGTAAAAAAGTTGGTCAATATAAGGTCAAGGAGAAGAACGAAATAAGACTTTCTAGTTATATTAGAAAGAAAAATAATGAGTTGGGGAAAAATATACGAGACGAGTAATTGGGGAATATTAGCTAGTTATATAAATATAGGTTTCAATAAGACCTTTGCTTTTATAAGTGAACAAGTTGATTTCTTTATTAGTTCGGCAAGAATAACTATAGATACAATATTAGAACAAATAGATAGAACAAATTATTAATAAGTAAATTATGGCATCAGAAAATTTAGTAGTAGGAACTTCATCCAACTCCAATGATGGAGATACGCTGAGGGCAGCCTTTATAAAGGTAAAGAAAATGTTTGCGGATATGTATGGAGAGACATACTCTGAGCAAGGGGTAATGGCTACGACAACATTCACTACGGATGTTATAACTCAAGGTTCAGCAAATAAGTTCTTGACCGATGACTCAGTAACCAATGCAAAGCTAGGAGCTGAATATACTGCCTCAAGTGCATTAGATAATACTAGTGCAACAGTAACAGTAAACGCTTCATTAGGAGATGTGTTTACAATCACCGCAGCTGCTTCACATACTTATAGCTTTACTAATGTGTCTTTAGGCGATGTTAAAAGTTTAGTGATTACTGGAAGTGGAGGAAGCTATACAACTGCATTTGATACAACAACAATCACATTTAATAGAATAGGAGGTACTTATTCAGATGCTTCTGGAGTAAAAAATTTAATTCAAATCAAGTTTGTTTCAACAACCGAAGCTTGGTATCAAATCTCACAACCTGCAACATAATATGAAAGCAAGATTAGAAAGCGGAAAAGTAGTTAAGTATTCAAGAATACCTAGCGAATGGAAAGGAACAAAGCACTATATAGGTGGATTCCAAAATGCAACAACTGAAGAACTAGAAGCAGAAGGTTTCTTTGATGTTATTGTGCCAGATTATGACCCAGTAATTAAAGTGATACACAACCTACATCTTGAAGGTTCTTATGCTTATACTGATATTGATGGGAATGATGCCACAAGAGAAGTATTTACTTACGATGTAAAAGATAAGACAATAAGTGAAACAGTTGCGGAGCTTAAAATAAAACAAATTAAAGCACTTAAATCATTAGCATACGATAAACTATCAAGTACAGATTGGTACGCTATTAGAAAAGCTGAAAACGGCACTGATATTCCTTCAGATATACAAACCGAAAGAGATGCAATAAGAACAAGTGTATCAACCAAAGAAGCAAAGATAAATGCTCTAAAAACAAAAGCTTCTGTATTGAAGTATGATATTAACTTCTAAATCCCTATAAATGGCGATTACTGAAAAACTTATAGTACAAGAAGCAGCACCTGCACCTGCAACGGATGCAGACCCAAATATAATGCTAGACCTGAATGCAGGGGATGTAGATTCTTATGATGGTGATGGAGATGTTTGGTACGATATACACGACTTTGAATTTAAACCCACTACAAACGTATCAGAGCATTTTAACACTGTTATTTGGTCTGGAGACGGTGCTTCTACAAAGTCAATAACTGGAGTCGGATTTCAACCGGACTTAGTGTGGGTTAAAGCAAGACAAGCTCAAAATCATACAATCTATGATTCAGTTAGAGGTACAGGAGGATATTTAGCTTCAGATGGTACGACAGCGGAATCTACATTTACTACATATGGTCAGCTTACTTCTTTTGATAGTGATGGTTTTACAGGCTCAGAAGGTTCTAATCAAACTTATTCTTTTTTTAACTCATCTTCTCAAACATACGTTGCTTGGT